GGTATTCCCAAGTCTGCTGCCCCAAGCACCCACGCTTTTGTTGCCGGGACAGGAGTTCAGGCCGCCGGCGCCGGATCTTCGCAATTCGGCACTGCTTCTATTTCATACCCAGAAGTTAACACTCGCCTAAGCTGCTCTAACGGCGCTGATGGCGCAACCCCAACTAAGAGTGCTTACTTTGGCCTTCAGACCACTAAGACCCGCACAAGCACCGTATTTGATGCCGGCTATAGCGATTACCTCCGTCCGGTGGGTGTTGATACTGTTGCTGACGCAGCTTGGGTTGACACTTTCGGTGTGTCAGGATACCCAGCTAACCTTGTGCCACAGTTCAAGTTTACACTTGACGAAGTATTCGTTACAACGGGTTCTAACTATACATCGACTAATCCAACGCTCAATATTACTGACGCTGCTTACATCAGCGGGTCGCACGCCAATGGAACCTCATTCACGGCTGTTAGCAACGCTTACGGTGCTGCAAACTACGAGAGTGTTCTTGACGCCAAGATTAATCGCTTCACATCTCCACTGTTCGGCGGATATGATGGAACAAACATCAAGGAGCGTGACCCGTTTGGAAACCACTTGCTTGATGGCAAGACCGAGCAGAACTCTTATGAGTATTACTCAATTCGGCGCGCAATTAGAACAATTGCCGACCCGGAGGTCATCGAGATGAACGCCGCGTCCGTTCCCGGCCTTACCGACGAACAGCTTACCAAGTTCCTTGTTGATACCTGTGAAACCCGCGCCGACGCCTTGGCTGTCATTGATGTTAAGGGTGGATTCATACCACGTCATGAGTCAAGCAACACCTCTGAGCAGCGCAAGGGTGAGGTAGGTACGGTTCTCACCAACATGAAGGCTAGAAACTTCAACTCCTCATACGGAGCGGCCTATTACCCGTGGGTCAAGGTCAGAGACGACCAGACGGGCACCATCGTTCCGATGCCCCCTTCTGTTGTTGCTCTAGGCGTCCTAGCTAACACAGAGCGTGCTGCTGAGGTCTGGTTTGCCCCTGCTGGCTTCCGTAGAGGCGGCCTATCCCTTGGAGCCGGCGGACTCACTGTAACGGGCGTAGAGACCAAGCTAACGTCTCGTAACCGTGATGACCTTTACGAAGTTAACATTAACCCGATTGCTTCTTTCCCCGCAGAGGGTATTGTGGTCTTCGGCCAGAAGACGCTTCAGGCTACACCTTCAGCGCTAGACCGTATTAATGTTCGTCGCCTTCTTATCTTCCTCAAGCGAGGGATTTCAAGAATTGCAAGCACGACACTATTCCAGCCTAACGTTCAGGCTACTTGGAACAACTTCAAGTCCAGAGCAGATCGTTTCCTCGGTGATGTTCAGGTTCGTTTCGGACTCACAGACTTCAAGGTTGTTCTTGACGAAACAACTACAACTCCGGACCTAATTGACCGTAACATCCTCTACGCGAAGGTGTTCATCAAGCCTGCTAGGGCCATTGAGTTCATTGCCATTGACTTTATCATTACACGGTCAGGGGCTTCTTTCGAGGACTAAAACTTGATTCGATACTATTTAAAAATAGATAGGGAGATACTATAACATGGCAAGCAACTTTTGGACAAACGCACCGACTAAAGACCCGAAAAGAGGTTTTCGCTTCCGGGTCATGATCCCGGGGATTGATCCTAATTACCTTTGGTATGCCAAGACGGCTAACAAGCCTACTGTTAGTTTTGGTGAGGCTTCACATTCTTACCTAAACCACACTTATTACTGGCCCGGTAGAGCCGAGTGGAACGAAGTTTCGGTTACATTGGTTGACCCTATTGAGCCCAGACTGACTGGAAACATGGCTGCACTTGTACAGGCTGCGGGGTATACAATCCCAGCAGACCCTAATCAACTAAAAACCATGTCTAAGTCCTCAAGCACTATACTTTTAAACAAAGTTCTTATTGAGCAGATTGACGAAGAAGGTAACACTATTGAAACTTGGACCCTCAACAACGCTTGGGTCAAAGAGTTGACATGGGGCGACCTAGACTATTCTAGCGATGACCTAGTTGAGTGTACAATTAAGTTCCGCTACGATTGGGCCTCTCTTACTGCGGAGAGTGATACATTGGCTAATGTTGATACTGACAGGGCGAATCCGTTCTTCCAAGGCCCCGGCTCCCCTTCCGGCGCTTAAGGTGAGGCAGCATGGCTGAGCCTGACGCGCCAAATCCGGGAAAACATCATTTCTGGACTAGTCAAACCAACTTCTACGACCCTAAAGCACAGTTTCGCTTTTTGGTTCGAGTTCCGGGCCTAAGTCTTGAAGACGCAAGACCAGACCCCGGCAATGCTGGGTTTACGGACAAGACGGATGCTTCCTTTGGCAATATCTGGTGGGCAAAAACTATTGATAAGCCCGGATATTCAGTCATTGATTTAAACAAAGATAAATATTATAGTCAAACAGCCAAAGCAGATCCTATCATAAATTCCTTGACACCAAACTTAAAACCAGTTACAATGACATTGATAGACCCTGCTTACCCTAATACAACAAGAAAATTGGTAAGATATTTAAGAAGAGGAGGGTTTCAGGAGCAACAAGCTTATGAAGAAACTTTTGATTTTGGTGGTCCGAGCAAGTCTTATATCGGAACGAACGGGTTTGCGGACGCCACCAAAACAGGCGCCTTTAATGGCTTTCCAAGAGTGGAAATAGACCAGTTAGACGCCCGCGGCGAAGTAATAGAATCATGGACCCTAATCAATGCATACCCTGCCGAAGTCGACTTTGGAAAACTAGACTACTCCAGTGATGATTTGGTCGAGATAACTGTTACATGGGGATACCAAACATTCACATGTGAGTTCCCAGAACAAGGAAACGAAAAGGCGTTTAGTTATTTTTCTGGTATTAATCAGACCTTGACAACGCCGCCTTCAACTGAAAAACAGCTTAAAGAAGAGTTTAACGCTTTGAGCGCCGGCGAAAAAGCGCTATTTGGTAATAGCTTTGACGCATACAAAAAACAACTTGGTATTTAATAACCAGAGAGGTAATAATGAGAGACAATAATAAGCGGTTTTCAGCCGGTGCGGACCCAGCACCTGCCGTTGCCGATGCAGCGAAGCCTTCCCTAGACTTCGCAACCCCAACAGAATTGGTGGACCTTCCTTCAAAGGGCAGGTTTTATTCACCAAATCATCCACTGCATAATCAAGAAACAATCGAGATTAAGTATATGACAGCTAGGGATGAAGATATTCTTACATCCCCTACCCTACTAAAGAAGGGTGTCGCCATTGATAGGTTCTTGCAGAATGTTATTCTTAATCAAAGAATCAACGTCGGTTCTCTACTATCGGGAGACAAGAACGCTATCCTTGTGGCATCCAGAATTAACGGCTTCGGACCCGACTACACAACTAAGGTAACATGCCCTAACTGCGCGTCCGTATCAGAAAACACGTTTGACTTGGCCGGCGTTGAGCAATATTATGGTGATGACCACGAAGAACATGACATTGTTGCCACAGAACACGGAACGTTCCTTGTCAAGCTTCCTAGAACTGGTTTCGAGGTAGAAGTCCGATTGCTAACTAGCAAGGACGAGAACGAACTTGCAGCAAAGATGCAGGCAAACAAGAAGTATAAGAACCGTATTGAAACTAACTTGACAGACCAACTTAAAAAGGTTATTGTTTCTGTGAATGGGGTAGATGAGCTTGAAGTCATTCACAAGGTAGTAAATAACTTGCCGGCCTATGATTCTCGATATCTGCGTGCCGCCTTTCTTAAGGTCACGCCCGGACTAGACATGACGCAGCACTTTGCTTGCCAAGCGTGTGGCTTCGAGAAGGAGGTAGATATCCCCTTAACGGTGGACTTTTTTTGGTCTAAGCAATGAGTATATTGCCGAGGTATATGAAGAATTCTTTCTCTTAAAATACCACGGTAATTGGTCATTTATGGAGGCCTATAACCTTCCCATCACCATTCGTAGATGGTTCCTTCAGCGGCTTGTCGACCAAGTTAAAAAAGAGAATGAGCAAATCGAAGAAGCAAACAATAAATCAAAGTCCGGAAGGCGTTAGTGTCTTCCGGTCTTTTTGCTTTATGAAACTATTTATATACAGGGAGAACTCCACGGATGGACAGCCTCAACGAAGAAATAGACTCAACCTTAGACAACTCTTTAATGATGGAGCAAGACGGTTTCGGCCAGATGGCGCAAGCGTTCGGCCGCTCAGCAACGAATCCTATATTTAAAGAATTTAAACAAACCATGAAGCGACTAGACCTTGATACCGACGAGGGCCTTGCCGCGGCAGCAAACCCGGAAGGGGACGATCAGGCGTTCTTGGGCGCCTACAGGTTTTATAAGTCTCTCCATTATGCACTTAGGTTGCTAAAAAAGGGAGAAGATAATTTATTTAAAAACAAAGATAAACTGTCTAAAATGATTAGTCCTATCAACGAGATAACTCAGGCTGAAAAGCTAGAGCAGTGGCTGGTTAAAACAATTAAAAACTTTGAGGCAAAAGGCTTTAGTCTGGATAAGGGCAGCGAATCACGAAAAAGAGCACTAAAAGCCATACGCGCCGGCAGGGGAGCTAAAGACCCATCAGGCCCATCAGACCCATCTAAGCCAAAACCAGAAGATACTGCTGATATAGACCGCCGCCGGCTGGCTAAAATACAAGACAAAGCTATTGATGTTTTGTCTAAAAGAACTGTTCTACTTGGGAAAGAAGCATACAACAACATGCGCGTAATAAA